GCCTCATTAATTATTCGTAAAGAAGGAGATTAAAATGAAGGACAATCGAACTGCACAGCTATGCGATAACTGCAATTCTCACATTACTATTCAAAGACACAACGGAAAGATCATAATTGAATGTTCTTACTGCGGTGAAGTACCTGAAGATATTCATTCTTTTGATTTGGAGCTAGATGACGATGACTAAAAAGAAATTTTGTAGTTGCGGAAAACTAGTAGAAGTCGATAAAACTTGCTCTTGTAAAGAGACAACTAATAGAAATGAATATCAAAAACAGTACTACAAAAAGAATAAAGATACGCTTAAACCGCTATCTTCTACACGTTGGAGAAAGCTTCGTTCTTTAATCATTAAAAGAGACGGTAGTTGTTGCCAAAGATGTTTAGTGAAGTACAAAATGATCAACTCAGCGCAGTTGCAAGTACATCACATTAAACCAAGAATTGAACATCCTGAATTGATGTTTGAAGAAAGCAACTTATTAACTCTTTGTAAGACATGCAACCTACAAATTGGATTAAAGGAACTAGATTTCGAGCCAACAACTGATTTAAAGAATCATGACTTTGATTTCAAACTATAGGAGGTTTTTATTATGGCTAGAGCCAGAAAACCTGCCAGTTTAAAACAAGGGCATTCTGAAACAAAGGCTCAACTAGAGATTAGAGCTGAAGCAGAAAAGCGTTTGATGGGTAACTCAGATTTGTTGAAAGACATTCCTGACTACCTTGATGAATTAGCCCAAGCTTATTATAACTTCTTAGTACACGAACTTGAAATAAGCGACATTCTCTCTAACTTAGACATTCCACTTCTCGAACAGACTGCCGATTGTTTAAGTAAAATGAGACAGTGTGATGACATCATTAATGAAGAAGGGTTAATTCTTAATCAAGAAGATCGATATGGAAACTCTCAACCAAAAGAGCATCCAGCGGTTGGTACTAAGCAAAAGTATCTTAACCAATTTCGAGCTTTATCTCAGCAGCTAGGTTTGAGTCCTGCATCACGTGCTCAATTAGCTGGTATGAAAGTAGAAAAGCAAGAACAAGAAGAAGATCCACTACTTCAAGTATTGAAGAGTTCATAATCTCAAGGTCTGTGAAGTGTACTCCGATTCGCTTTATAGACTTTTTTCATTGGCCTATAGCTCAATTTGGTAGAGCTCTTGACTGTTAATCAAGCGGTTGCTGGTTCGAGTCCAGCTAGGTCAGCCATTGCAGAGGGGTCGGTACTCAGTCGGGTTTCATAAGCCTGATTCAGTGGGTTCAACTCCCACCTCTGCAACCAAATATCGGCGAGAAGTATGTGATCGGCAAACCATACGTGACAAATTAAGTGACGACTTAGTCTCGACTTTTCAAGAGAACGACGGATGAAATACTAGTTTAGTAGTTTGTTTAGTAATTGAAAATGTTAGGAGGTTCAAATCCTCCCTCGCTGGCCGAATGGAAAGTTGGTAGAGTGGCTTATTACAGTTGGTTGCTAACCAACCGAGGGTAAAATCCTCCACAGGTTCGAATCCTGTACTTTCCTCCAAATGGAGAGCTGGCAGAGCGGTTTAATGCACTAGTCTTGAAAACTAGCGAAGGCTTCTGGTCTTCCGTGGGTTCGAATCCCACGCTCTCCTCCATAATTTTAGTACTGAAGGTGATGGTATGGTTTCCTCATTCATTGAAGAGCATGCTTCTTATCAGTATGCAGTCTCTGTAACTGAGCGAAAAATCATTGCTGGTAAGTATATTATTAAAGCATGTGAACAATTCTTAAATGAATTAAATGATAAAGACTCAAAATATTTTATAGATGAATCAGCACTTAGAAAGATTACTGGCTTAACAAAGCTAATTAATATGGCTAGCGGTTTAGCAGTTGGTAAATCAACTTATGATGCCCTAGCACCTTTCCAGTGGTTCTTTCTAGTCAATGCTTTGTGTTGGAAATATAAAGATAATCCTGAAAAGAGACGATTTGAGAAGTCAGTTCTATTGATCGCTCGTAAATCCGGTAAGTCTTTCTTAGTAGCATTAATTTTTATCCTTCTTTTACTACTTGAACCTGAGTTCTCAGAGTTCTATTCAGTAGCTCCCGATAGAGAACTTTCAAGTATCGTTAAAAAAGAAGTTGAACAAACAATTTCTGCTTCTCCAGCAATTCAAAAGTATTTCCAAGTTACAAGAGGTGAAGTAAGATGCTTACTCACGAAATCGAAATTCGTTCCTCTTGCCAACTCAGAAAACCGTATGGATGGTCGTAAAGCAAACGTATTCGTTGCCGATGAAGTTGGAGCTTTACGTAACCGCTATCCAATCGATGCCATGCAATCGTCTCAGATGAACATGGTCAACCGTACTGGTATTTTGATTAGTACAGCATACGAATCATTGAACAACCCAATGACTGAAGAAGTTGAATATGCTCAGAAGGTACTTGATGGGTTAGTTCCAGATGAAACATTGTTTGCTCTACTATACAAGCCAGACGATACAAAAGACTGGTTATCTGATAAATCGTTAATTGAAGCTAATCCTCTCGTAACTGATCTTCCTGAAAACTTGGATTACTTGAAGAAACAGCGCCAAACCGCTATTGAACTTACAAGTGCCAAAAAGAACTTTCTAACCAAACATATGAACATTTTCGTTGATGGTGATGATGCAGAAGTATACATTCCAACAGATGAACTGAAAAAGTGTATGATTCCTGAATTTGATTGGAAAGGCAGAGAAGTGTACGTAGGAGTCGATTTATCTCAAACGACAGATAACACGGCTATCTCGATGGTTACATATGACCTTGAAAAAGATGAATATGTTGCGGCAGCCTGGGCATTCATACCCGAAGATAACGCTGCTAACAAAAGCAAAGTCGAACGTGTCGATTACTTTTTGATGCGTGATCAAGGCTATGCTTTTTTTTGTGGAGACAAAGTTATCAGTCATAGATTCGTTGAAGATTTCGTTCTTAGCCTTGAATCAAGGTTTGGAGTGAAAATTCGTGGTATCGGTTATGACCGATATAACTGTATTTCTTCAGCCAATCGTTGGTATGAATCCGGTTTAGATACCGTTGAAGTCAAACAGCACTCTAGCGTACTTCATCCTGCTACGAAACTCGTTAAAGAACGTGTTCTAAAGCAAAACTTCAAGTACGTTCAGAATCAACTTTTAGAAATCAACTTTTCGAATGCACGAGAAGTAAAAGATACGAACCTTAACACTTATGTAAATAAGAAAAAATCGATAGGAAAAATTGATATGGTTGTCTCCGTGCTAAACGCTATGGCCTTATGGAACAAAGATGTTGAAGAGGGCTTGGTAAGTGTTTATGAAGAACGAGACTTCATTATTCTGTGAGAAAGGAGGTCCATACAAAGAATATGGCAATGATGGATAGATTCAAAAGAAAACCTAAAAAAGTCGAACAACGTTCTTTCGGTAATGAATTTTCTTACGGTTCATTCGCAATTACGTCATTTTTCGGTGATGGACAAACAGTATCAGCAGATGAAGCCATGAAAATTCCTTCAGTTGCAGCAGCGGTAGAATTAATTACTTCATCTATTGCTCAACTACCAATCTATTTATATAAGCAAAACGATAAGGGCGAAGTCGAAAAAGTACCAGATCGTCGTGAGTTTTTACTTAATAATGAGCCAAATGAGCTAATCAATGGCTACAACTTTAAGAAACAACTAGTTCACGATTACTTATTCCACGGAGCATCTTATACAAAGGTTGAAAAAGTCAGAAATGACGTTACAGCACTTTATATTTTGCCGATTGATTGGCTTACTGTTACTCGTTATCGGGCTTTAGGATACAAATACACAGCATCATTAAAGCTTAATTATGGTGATGCAGTAGAAGAATTCTTACCCGAAGAGTTGATTATGGTCCTAAAAGACACAAACGATGGTGTTACATCATCGGGTATTTTGCTTCAAAGCTCAGACATTTTGAGACTCGCACTAGATGAACAAGATTATACTCAAGGAATTCTGAAAAATGGAGCATTGCCAATCGGTGTTTTGAAAGCGACTTCACGATTAACTGAAAAAGCAATTAACAACTTACGAACAAGTTGGGAAAGTCTATATGGTGGAGCTAAAAAAGCTGGTAAAACAATCATTTTAGAAGAAGGTATGGATTACCACCCAATTTCAATGAAGCCAAACGAGATGGATTTAACAAATGCTCGAAAAAATACGGTTTCAGAGATTGCGAGAATCTTTAACGTTCCTGAATCAATGATTAATAGTTCAGCTAATAAGTACGCTTCAAACGAGCAAAACAATATTTACTTCCTTCAGTATTGTATTTCTCCAATTATTACGTCAATCGAGTCAGCACTTGATAAAACTCTACTTTTAGAATCAGAAAAAGGTCAAGGTTACTACTTTAGATTTGATGTTTCCGAGTTATTACGTACAACTGAAAAAGAAAAGATTGAGACAACAGTTACCGCTATGAAAAACGGTCTGATGTCTATTAATGAAGCTCGCGCAAAAATCGACCTACCTAACTTAGAAGTAGATTACTTCACTTGGAACTTAGGAAGCGTATTCTACAATCCTAAAACTGGTGAAATGACGATTCCTAACATGGGATTAACAATTGATCCTGACAATCCAAGTGCAATGAATCCTCAAAATACAGTTTCCAATGATAAAGAGCCAGCAGATAAGACAAATGGACAAGTTCCTGCTGTTGATCACGGTAAGGGTGCTGGTAATTTAAACATGGAAAAGCTTATAGAAAAAGGAACTGATATTTAAGGGTGGTGAGAGTTAGTGAACATGGAACTTCGTGTTGCAGAAACGAATTTTGAATCTAATGCCGATGGAACAATGACGGTTTCCGGCTACGTTAACAAAACAGGGCAGCTTAGTAATGTTTTGGGTACGACTAAAAGATTCGTAGAAAAAATTACAAGAGGTGCTTTCTCTAAAGCAATTCAAGACTCTCAACGAGACATTGATTTCCTTGCTGAACATAACGGCAAATTAATTCTTGCTTCGACTCGTAATGATTCGTTGCAGTTACGTGAAGATGAACAAGGTCTTTATATGACAGCAACGATTGCTCCTACTTCATGGGGGAAAGATTATTACGAATTGATCAACTCTGGAATTTTGCAAAATATGTCCTTTGGATTTAGAACAGTGAAAGACAGCTGGAAATCTCTTGATTCTGGTCTTTTTGAAAGAACAATTGAAGAGCTAGACTTATTCGAAGTCTCGGTTGTTCGTGACCCTGCTTATTCTCAAAGTACTATCGCAGCTCGTGGTATTGATCTAATCGAAGAAATTGAAATCCCTATTGAAGTGGAAGAGGAGAAAAGAGACATGGAAAAAATGGAACAAATGCTTGAGCAATTCGCTGAATTCGGTAAGCAAATTAATGCTTTAACTGAAGAAGTGCGTTCTCTTAAAGCTCAAAATGAAGAAGAACGTGCCGCTAAAATGGCAAAAGATGAAGCAGCTAACAAAAAAGATCCTCATGGTGATGCGGTTACTAAGGATACAGACCCTCAAGCTAAAGGTAAACAAGCTAAAGATGAGTCTGATAACGCTCCTGATAAACCTGAAAAATCAACAGATACGAAGACTAAAGGTACTGATGCGGCTCCTAAAAAAGAGAGTCCAAAAGAACATAAGTCGGCTGATGATTCAAATGAAGAAGAGCCAGAAGAAGAAAAACAAGCAGAACCGCAAGATAAAAAGTCTGAAAATTCCGAAAATGATGAAGAAGACAAGAAAAAACGTTCAATGACAATTACTCAACTCGCTGAACTACGTTCTCGTCTAAATTCACTGAAATAGGAGGTCAATTTTCCTTATGAAACTTAAAGAACTTATGGAAAAACGCAACAATCTTCTTTCTGAAGCTGATGGAATGATTGAAGCAGCTGAACAGGAAGTTCGTTCATTGTCAGAGGTTGAGGAAACTCGTTTCCAAAAGATCACAGGCGAAATTGAACAGCTAAATGAGCAAATCAAAGAAGTCGAAAGTCGTCGTAAAGATGGCGAAAAAATTGAAAATGCGGAGGAACGCTCTATGGAAAATGCAGTAAAAGAAAAAGAAATTCGCGGTCTTGAACAATACTTACGTCGTCAAGACGGTGAAGAGGTTCGTGCCCTTAATACAACTTCACAAGGTGGAGCAGTTATTCCTGAAAATGTAGAAGGAACTATCGTTTTAAAAATGGTTGAAACTTCTCCAATTTTCGCTCGTGCTCGTAAATTAGCTTCAGTATCTGGTTCTTTAAAGATCGCTAAAGAGAACGATTCAACTGTTGCTGGTTTCGTTGGTGAAGGTGCTAACGTATTAGAAAACGGCATCAACTTTGATGAAGTTAAGCTTACTCAGAAACGTGTAGGTGCAGCTATTACTTTATCTAACCAATTAATTAATGATTCAGCAGTTAACATCGTTGACTACTCTATCAACCTATTAGCTCGTCGTACTGGTAAAGCGGTTGAAAAATCAGCTCTTACAGGTGCTGGCGGTGAGGAATTCGCTGGTCTTATCAA